AAAATGTTCCGTTTCCATTAGTTAAAGGAGAATGTCTTACATAAACTCTTCCTCCGTGGGTTACGTCTAGATCTGTTGATAAATTCCAGCGTAATCTTACTAATTTTTCATTTATAGGTTCAGCTGATAAACCAGTTACATTAGAAGGCAACGCAGTCTTACCAACAGCATTAAAAGTTAAATCAGCTGAAGTAGCACTTGTTTGTAAAGCAGTATTATAACTAAATACTTGAAATTCATAAGTTCCAATATCAGTATTAAAAATCTCAAAATCAGGTGAAGAAACTGTTGTAGAAACAAAGTTACCATTATTAAATCTGTAGTTAACCTGATATTGCGTAACACCAACAATAGGTTGCCAACTAAGAATTAATTTAGAAACCGCCTGATTATTAATTTCAACAATTTTTTCTTCTGCCTGTAAGGCTGTTGG